AAAATCTTGGAATGAACCTGGAACAACTTGGAATGATTTAAGTGATCAACAAGTTAATTTAACAGGACTAGGTGCAACCTTATCTCTTGGCTCAGTATCAATTTCTACAGAAATAAATACAGGTTGGGGACAAGACACTTGGGGCAATGAAACCTGGGGCGAGTCAGGTATGTTAGTTGAACTAACTGCTCCTGATGCAATGCAGTCTAATGTATCTGCAAACGCTTGGAATGATGCTTCATGGGGACAAGGTCAAGGTTGGGGTATCTTCTCATTAGCAGTTGCAGATGTAATGGGACTTACTGGAGTTTCTTCAACTTCAGCGGTTGGTTCTCCTTCGCTCGTAATTGATGCTACTTTTGAATTAACTGGTCAATCCGCAACACTATCTGTTGGTTCAATATCTCCAGATGAACAAGCAGTTGGATTAGCTAGTCAAGTTATTACATCTAATGTAGGTGCATTAACTCCTGCTGATGTAATGGGAATAACAGGCGTTTCTGCTACTGCTTCAAGTGGTTCAGTAAATATTAACTCAAGTCCAATAATTGATGTATCAGGGCAAGCAATAACTTCTGCAGTTGGTGGATTATCACCGGCAGATGTTATGGGATTAACTGGAGTAGCAGCCACTTCTGCAGTTGGAACTTTAACACCAGCAGATGTAATGGGATTAACAGGCCAATCTGCAACAGTTTCGGTAGCTGCTTTTGGCACTGCTTCTGGCTTCGGAATTCAAGCTTATTCTGATGTTGACACGGGGTCAAATTCTTCGTATACAAATGTTGCAACTGGATCAAATACAAGTTATACTGACGCTGCATAATAGGAGATAAAATATGGCTTCAACATATACACCACTCGGAGTAGAACTTCAGGCAACTGGCGAAAACGCTGGAACGTGGGGAACTAAAACTAATACAAACTTACAAATTTTTGAACAAATTGTTGGTGGATTTACACAACAATCAATTGCGGGTAGCGCGCAAACTACAACGTTATCTGTCTCTGATGGATCAACTGGAGCGGTTCTATCTCATAGAATGATTGAGTTTACAGGGACTATTACAGGAAATCAAATTGTAACTATTCCTTTAGACGTACAAACTTTTTATTATTTAAGAAATTCAACATCAGGTTCATATACAGTACAATTTAAATACGTAACTGGTTCAGGTGATTCGTTTACTTTCGCAACAACAGACAAAGGTGACGCTGTTGTATTTGCAACTGCAAACGATGGAACTAATCCAGACATTCTCACTTTGCCAGCCGGTAACGTAACCACTGCTGGAACACAAACTTTAACAAACAAAACGTTAACGTCTCCTAAAATAGGAACTTCTATTTTAGACACTAACGGAAACGAAGTAGCTTTAATTACAGCTACAAGTTCAGCAGTTAATGAAGTTACTTTTGTAAATGCTGCTACAGGAAACAATCCATCAATTGATGCTTCAGGTGGTGATACAAACATAGGTCTAGCATTAAAAACAAAAGGTTCTGGAGTAATTCAAGCAGAAGACTCAGGTGGAAACGTAGCTGCAGTTAAGATTGCAGGTAAAGAAACTATTTGGGTACCAGCAGTTGCTATGTATCCAAACACAACAAATGGATGTGCAGACATAGCTCAAGTAGAATTATCAAACGGACCTGAAATTAAGACTTTAGATTTCGACAAAGACTCTGATGAGAATGCTCAATTTTCTGTGGCTTTTCCAAAATCTTGGAACGAAGGCACAGTAACTTTTCAAGCGTTCTTTACAGCAGATTCAACAAATACAGGAACTGTATCTTGGGATTTAGCAGGAGTTGCAGTATCTGATGATGATACTTGTAACGTAGCGTTTGGAACAGCAGTCGCACCAACGGCTAAAGCACATAGTGGTACAGCAAACGATTTAGACGTAACAGCAGAAAGTGGAGCAGTGACTATTGCAGGCACACCGGCAGCAGGAGATCAAGTATTCTTTCAAATCACAAGAGATGTTTCCGATGATAGTTTAACTGCAGATGCCAAATTATTAGGAATTAAATTATTCTTCACAACAGACGCTGCTAACGATCTATAAGGAGGATAAATGAGTTTTGGATATCAAGTACTAGGTTTTGGATCTGGGGGCGCTAAGAAAAAATATCAAGTTCAGTTCTTAGTTGTAGCTGGCGGTGGCGCTGGCGGAAGAGCAACGAACTATGGTGGAGGCGGCGGAGGTGCAGGCGGTTTTCGCACCATCTGTTCTAAAACATTTTGTGTTACAGAAGGAGACTCTATTCCAATCACGGTAGGCGGTGGTGGAGCACAACCAAATAACAATCCTATAGCTGACGCAAAAGGAAGTGACGCTGTTTTTTCAACAATTACATCCACAGGCGGAGGAGCAGGTGGAAATAAAAATAATCGACCGAATGGACCATGTCTTCCCGGTCAATCAACGGGTGGAGATGGAGGCTCTGGCGGAGGAACTGTCGGAGGACCTTCCTCATCTGGCGGAGCAGGGAATACTCCACCAACATCACCTTCACAAGGTAATCCAGGTGGACGAGGACATATCACATCAGGCACAGTAAGCGCTGGAGGTGGTGGCGGACATAGCAGTGCAGGTTCAGCTGGAGCGTGCAAAAATGGAGGCAATGGAGGAGCTCATACAAATTCTAATATAACAGCATCAGACACAGAATATGCTGGCGGAGCTGGAGGTGCAGGAGGCTACGGCGATGCACCAGGCGGATCTACGGGAACGCCGGGTGGCGGAGGAGCTGGAAGTTCAGGATGTGCTGGAGCTGGAAACCCCGGAGGAAACGGAAGTGCAAACACAGGAGGCGGCGGAGGAGCTGCTTCACATTCTCCTGGAAACGCAAACAACCAACCTGCAAGACCAGGTGGAACTGGAGGATCAGGTATAGTAGTTATTAGAAGAGTGACTGCAGATTCTTGCGGATCTGGTGGTACAACAACAACATCTGGTTCTGACACAATTCATACTTTTACTGGGCCGGGGACATATACTGCATAGGAATTTATTATGGCACATTACGCAAAATTATCTGAAAATAATGAAGTTCTACAAGTTTTAACATTAGATGATGTTAATGAACAAAATGAGGCAGGAGAAACTGTTGAGTCTATTGGACAAGCTTATTTAGAAAAACACAACAATTGGCCAGCGCATCTTTGGAAAAAATGTTCTTACAATACAAAAACATCGCCTGAAGGAAGTTTTCACAAATTAGGAGGAACACCTTACAGAGGTGTTTATGCAAGTATCAACATGGTTTATGATTCAACTAGAAATGTATTTAGACACAAACAACCTTATTCTTCTTGGACTTTTAATGATACGTCTAATGAATGGGAGCCACCGGTAGAGTGCCCTGAAACTACTACGGAGATGCAAGGTTTTAATGACGTTGGAGAACCAGTTACAAAAACAGTTACAGATCTTTACGATTGGGATGAAGAAAATCAAACTTGGGTTAAGACAGATTCAGGATACTTATCTCTTTAATCTTTACTTCAGTCTCGTCCTATTATATAAGATAAAACATGAAAGCAGAGTTTTATAGACAGATATTAAGTGACAATGTAATTACACATGGCCTAGTTAAAATGCCAAAAGGTTTTGAAATAAACCGTAAAAGTATAAAAGAAAATATAGTTTATACTAATTTAATATCTAAAGAAAAAGCAAAGTTAAATGCTTATTATTTACCTTATCCTAGATATGCATCGGGTCATAATAGAGCCATAGATATGCTTAATAGATTTGTTATAGAACATTTAAATATGTATTTTAAAATAACTTTAAGACCAGTAGATGCATGGGGCAATGTTTATTTTCCAAACGATTATTACAATGAAATAAAACATATTGATCCATTAAATTTAAGAGAAACTCCAGACTTTGTTTTGTTATATGGAGTTGATATTAAAGATAGACAATCAAAAATTACTTTTAAATATGATGATAATAGAAGAGTCTCTAGAGAATATTGGTTGCCATTAAAAACTAATCAATTTATATTATTTCCTTCAACCACTTCTTATTTTATTAGTAAAAATAAAAGTGATGACATTAATACAGTATTAACAATTACGTACGCAGATGAATCTAAGTAACTATTTTTGGTATTTTACAAATGTAATTCCTCACCGAATATGTGATGACATTATCAGCTATGCTAAATATAAAAAAGAATTTCTTGGAAGAACAGGTCGTGCAGACAATACGAAAGAATTAACAAAAAAAGAATTAAGCGATTTAAAAAAAATTAGAAACTCAAATGTGGTTTGGATGAACGATGCTTGGATTTATAAAGAAATACATCCTTTTGTAAATTTTGCTAACCGTAAAGCTGGTTGGAACTTTGATTGGGATTATTCAGAAGACTGTCAGTTTACCATTTATAGAAAGAACCAATACTATGATTGGCACCAAGACGCTGATAATAAGCCTTATAAAAATGGTAAAATTAGAAAATTATCTGTAACAGTTTCATTATCTGATCCCAAAGAATATAAAGGAGGAGAGTTAGAGTTTGATTTTAAAAACAGAAGGCCTAACCGGGATCGACCATATTCTTGTGCGGAAATATTGCCAAAAGGTTCTTTAGTGGTTTTTCCGTCTTTTGTGTGGCACCGAGTAAAACCAGTATTTGAAGGAGAAAGATTTAGTTTGGTAATTTGGAGCTGTGGTAATCCGCTTAGATAAAATGAAATACGTATTTGAAAAACACAACAATTTTATAACTCCTATTTGGAGAAAAGAATTTCCTGAATTTATAAAAAATACAAATAAAATTTGTGATGAATTTATTAACAAAGAAAAAAACAAACAAAAAGAAAAATTAAAAGAAAGAGAAAAACAATTTAAAAAGAAACTAGGAGACTTTGGTCACGTGTTTCACACTCCTAATATACATTATGAACCAGGTTTGCAAAAATTAGTTAAAATAATTGGTGAGGCTAGTTTAAGTTATTTAAATGATAGCGGTGTAGACACCAATAAAATTAATTTATATTTTACAGAATTTTGGGTGCAAGAGTTTGGTAAAAAAGGTGGTGCGCAACATGACCCCCATTTACATTGGAATAATCATGTTTCTGGTTTTTATTTTTTAAAAGCAAATGAACTATCTTCATATCCTGTTTTTCATGAACCACGGCAAGCTGCATGGATGTCTAAGCTGCCAGAGAAGGATGCTAAACAAAATACACCAACAAGTAGTTTAATTCATTATACAGTTAAACCTGGCACGATGTTAATTTTCCCTTCGTATTTAGTTCATCAATTTGCTATGGACATAGCCTCTCAACCATTTAGATTTATACATTGGAATATGCAAGGTTTATTAAAGGAAATAAGATATGGATAGTTCTTTTAAAAAAAATAAATACATGGTTTTAAAAAAAGTTATTAACCCTGAATTAGCTAAATTTGTTACAGATTATTTTTTGTTAAAAAGAAAAGTAGCTCAAACGTTTTATAGAGAAAAATGGATATCGCCTTTTTCAACAGAGTGGGGTGTATGGAATGACCAACAAGCACCGGACACTTATTCACACTATGCAGACATAGCTATGGAAACTTTACTCCAGTGGGTTTTGCCTACTATGGAAAAACACACTAAACTTAAATTGGTCCCTACATAT